ATCCGTATCGGTGGGCTCCACTCGGTCCTCCTTCGTTCCTGGGGCGGACTTACCGGCGGCTGCTTCCTCGGCCAGCCGCTCGTTCACCCGCCCAAGCTCGCCGGCCAAGGTCTGTAGCCCGCGCGCATCGGCCGTCCGCGCTCGGCTGGAGATGGCACTCAAGGTCCGGGTCGCCGGGTGCTCACGGCCAAGGGTCGAGCGCGCCCGGGCGGTCGCCCGATCCACGAGCCCTGCCAAGCGCTGCCGGCCGGCGGCCGCTTCCTGCGGGTTTTTGGTACCGGCGACCGCGAGCGCCACCCCGCGCGCGTCGAGCGCATCGTTCGCCGCCCCGCCGGCGCCTTCGGACGAGAACCGGCCGTGATCGTCGCGCACGTATTCGCGCTTGCCGTCCTGCGGGTAATCGGGAGCGCCGGGGGCAGCGGCAGCGTCGGGGGCGGGATCGGTGGCCGGCTCGCCAATCGGGGGCCCGGTCGGGACGATCTGGCCACCGGGTAGCGTGACCTCGTGAAAGTGCGGGTCCTCGGCTTTCGTCCCTTGCACTCGTCCCCCGAAACAGATAAAAGCCCCGCCCGGGCTTGCGCTCGGACAGGGCTTCTTGAGCCTCGCGACTGGAGATACGTGGCGACTTGTTACGGCACTGCTAGTTGCGTGTCAAGGTTTATTTCGGCTGGCGACTGTGCTATAATTCTGGCCATGATCAAACACCCGCGCGAAGCTCCTCGCCCCGACCTGTGTAGCTTCGAGGACTGCGAGCAAGCTGCCGTTGTGTACTCGCCCGCCGTTGAGGCTTGGGTATGTTCCGCGCACTCAACCGCCGGCTCGTGGAGCGGGCCCGGCGGCCTGGACGACCCAACGCCAGCAGAGGACAAACCGCGATACAGCGCACGCGAGATCCAAGCCGCACGACTGGAGGGGGCGCGCGCGATCTGGCGATGGTGCTATGAAGAAGTCCAATATGAACACAACCACATCGCTGGCCCGGACACCAGCTACGGATATGGCGTCCGCGGTGTGACTGCTGCCCTACTAGGTAAATTCGGCCTGCTGAGCACCGACGAGGCAATGGCCAAGATCATCGGAGAAAGTGTGGGAGGTGATGCGATTGCCGGACGACTCGACAGCGAAGCCGCCGCCGTACATGTAAGTGTGGGCGATGAGGTGTCCGGAATAGACGAAGCTGGCGAATCTATCGGCCAAAGCAGTGGACCCGCAACGCCAAGCGCGGATGCTACACCACCGGCGCAAGCGGCCGAGCCTCCTCGCCCTTACTTCATCGAAGCGAGCGGGAGCACTTTTGTCCCTGGTGCAATGGCCTCCGTGTGCGTGTTGTGCGGGGAAACCATGATGGTCGGAACTGGCTGGGCCCGTTACAAGTCGAAAGCCTACGCGCATTCGGCGTGCGCCTTCGCAAATATCGCGGACTAGCGTTTGCCATTCGTATCGGGCTTGCCGGGCGGTCCGATCGGGTGCTGGATCAGGACGCGCTTCTCTTTGCACCGTCGGCACTGGAGGAAGACGACCCCCTGGGCGCCAGCATGCTGCTCGGGCGTGTCATCGGGGGCGAGGAGCGCGTAGCGCGTCCCCATCGGTAGCTCGGCAATGAGGGCGCCGTCCTTGAAGCATCGCACCTGGACGAGCCGAGCGGCGGGATCCGACTGGGTCGGGGGCTCGTAGCCTTCGGCCTTGAGGCGAGCCCGCTGCCGCTCCAGGCGATCGCGGCTCCGTCCGCCAATCCGCACTCACTCACCACCCTCATTAGCCCTGCTCTCGCTCTCCGCTTTGGCGATGTAGGCGCGGGCAGCTTCGTGCCACCGGTTCTGTCGTTCGATCCCACGCGCTGACAACGGGTCGGCCTCAATCAGTCCTCGCATAATTGCCGACGCCTGCTTGCGCTCCATCTTCTCGCCGCGTTCCATTCCATCCGTAATCTCGAACTCGACGCTACCGCACTTGGAGCACCGTATCCGCTCGGTCGCTGCAATCTCGCTCATGGCTGCTTCTCCTTCGCTGCATCATCGCGCACCACCTTCGGCGGCCGGCCGGGACCACCAGGCCGCCAGACCTTGCTACCCGTCCGCTTCCGCGTGCGCGCCGTGTCCTTCTTGGCACACGCATCACAGGTCCGCAGGTAGTGCTCGCGTGGCTTGCCGCACCGGACACAGCGACCCGTGGCGAGCATACGATCGGCCCAGATGCGGCCCTTCTGAGGCGTCACTCATCCTCCGGAAAGGCGAAGTCGAGATCGTCGGTCGCGGAGGGATCGGGCCCCGTCTGCCGCGGTGGGCGATCAGGATCGGCGAGCCGCTCCCGCGCAAACTGGTCGGGATTGTTCGTCCCGTCCCAGACGTCGGCATCGGAGAAGGCTTGATCTGCCGTCACGACCGGCACTTCATCGCACCGACAATTGCAAACCTGCGCCGCACTCCCGGCGGGATCGAGTGGATGCATGAGCTGCTCGCCGCCGACGTCATAGGGCTCATCGATCGCGCGGATCTGGCCGTGCGCGTCGAAATGATCTTCCCTTTCCTTGCCGTCAAGCGTCGCAAGCCAGCGCTTGAAAGGCACTCCGCTCGCGGAGTACGTGATCCAGCTCGCCTCGCTCACGATCGCACCCGTCTCCGTGCGTGCCAGCAATTCCGATCTGGCTTTCGTCAACCAATCGAACTCGCCCCGTAACGTGCGTGCGACTTCAAACGGCCCCTTGCCCGCGAAATAGAACTCCTCGGCAAGCACCGTCTTCAACCGCTCGAAGACATCATCGGCCACGTTCCCGGCGAGGAGGTTCGCTCGCTGTGCCAGGGCTTCGGCCACGGCCGGGCTCTCCAGGCGAAAAGCCCCCCGTACGCCCAGCGCCCGACGCGCGGCTGTGCCCCCCGCCTCGAACATATCGACGTAGGCGTCATCCAGCGATTCCGTGATCGCGAGCCGAAAGGCGTCTTCATCGTCAGCCATGAGGGAGCCCACGGCCCGGAGCTCATCCAGCTCGAAGATCCCTTGCAGTTGGCGGGTGCGCTCGGGGCCCAGGGGCCGGCCGCCCCGACCTACTGGGCCCTTTGCGCGTTTCGCCTCGGCCGCCAGACGTCGAGTCGCGTCACGGTGGAGCCGTTCCAGAGTCCCAGAGCGAGAGAGAACCTGGGTCACAGCTGCCGCCGTCCGCGAGAAGTCCCGATTCAACGCCTGACGCAGGGCACGTGCCGGCCGGACAAGGGATGTCGGCCGACGCAGCCGGGGCGAATCCAAAGAGGGCGGCTCGGGTAAGCGGCGCGCCGCGGAGCGAGTGGACACGACTATCGCCGATCCCCGAGCCACAGTTACGATCCTTCCAACGCCGAACGCTGGACGTCATCCGAGAAGGTGGCGACTGGTTCACCCGCATCGTTGAAAGTGATCTTGACCAGGCCGCGGCGCTCCCAGTCCTGCCGCACGCGCCTGAAAGCCTCGACCCGGACGGGGCCCGGGCGCACGGTCCATGTCAGGCGCTTTTCCCCGGTGCCATCTACCCACTCGAAAGGAATGCGCTCCTCCCATCCGCTCGAAGTCCGCGGATCAGGGAGGCGTCCGGTCGCCGGGTCGGGATGGCAATCCATGATCAGGTTCGCCTTGGCGTGCGAGCCGTAGCCGCGGGGCGGCTCAAGCTGGAGCATCCAGCCGCATCCCCGATTATCACCAACAAATGGCGGCTCATCGGCCATGCAGAGCGCCATCACGTATTCCCTGCGGGTCGTGAAACTGAACTTGCAACGCGGGCATACAGCCGCCATGAGCTTCGGATCTGGCCGGCCGGGTACTGCACCAGGATCCGATGGCCGTCGCCGAAAGCGGGGATCAGGTTTGAGGTCCACCGTTCCCCGCTGGCAGCTGCGGGCGCGGGACTACGCGATCGCTGACCCGCGTCGTCCCCTGCCGTAGCCGTGTCAACGCGTCCTCCGGTGACTGGCGACTATCGCCCCCACCGAGCCCGAACATGCCGGCAATCCGGGATAGCGTCCCCGAGCGCTGGCCGGGGAGCGCCATAGCACTGCCGGCATCCCCGCCATCACGCGCAAGGAGCCCCGCCGTTTGGAGATCCAAGAGCCGTATCGGGATCGTCGCTTCCTCCGAGTCATCGGGCGGGAAGTCGAGATGCTTGACGATCATCGACGCCCACGCGCGAATGTCATTGATCGAGAGCGCACCCGTGGACGCGACCCCTACGAGCATCGATACTTCCCGCTGCTCGTCGAGAATGTCGATCTCGTCGTACTTGAAATCCACGGCCATGAACCCGAGCTCGTCGAGCATCAGGTCGAAGAAGGCTTCGAGCACCGCTTGCTCGGGGTCTATTTGAGACCGCTTGTAGGTCTCGTCCTGCGATTCCCCGGAGCCCGTACCGAGACTCGCCGTCTCGTTGATCCCGAGCTTCGAGGGCTGCATTCCGTACACATGGATGATGTTGTCCCGGTTCGCGATCTGGTAGCCCGACCACTCCTGATCGCTGGGCTCCCCGCCGAGCTTCTCGAAGACCACATCGTAGCCATCGATCGGGACCCGGAGCGTGAGGGTTCTATGATCCTCGCCCTCGATCATGTATTTCATGTGCTCTTCGATCGTGTTCTGGATCCGGTCGATGATGTTCTCGCGGGTATCGGGATCCGAGAACGCAGCCGAAGACGCCTTGATCATCACGAGCCAATCGGGCATCCCGCGGTTCACGAAGAAGCGCACGTTCCGGTTGCTCGCAAAGATGTTTCCGACGAGCGAATTGAAGGCCGAGACAATCGGCGGGATTCCATAATAGCGCTCGCGCGGGTGGTAAATCTTGAAGTCCGTCAGCTCGCGCTTCAAGTCGCCGACCCGCTGCCCTGGACCCGGTAGCTCACCCGGCCCGAAAGCGCCCTGAATCGTCATGGCCTCTTCGCGGCTCACATAGGCCCACGGGGTTTCGGATTGCAGGATCGTGGGATCAATCGGCTGGATCTCTGCCCCGAAGCGGCGGAAGAAGGCCGCGGGCCGGCCCATTTCGTCGAGCTGGAGAAAGGTCCGGCCGTCGAGCCCGCGGCGGATCAAGCGCGATGGGATGTGAATCAGCTGTGCGGGCTTGCCTTGTTCATCGCGCACGATCTCATTGTGCGCGTTCCCCGTCGCCTTCCGATCCTTGACCAGGAACTGGGAGAAGGTCGTGAGCGAGACGTGCTGCGCATCAAAGTCGTAGGTCATCCGGTCGAGCATCCGCTCGGCAATGAGGCGCTGCTCCTTGGCGGCCGTATCGTCGCCCGTCGAGGGATTGCCGGGGCTCGTATCGGGGGCCCCTTCGGCGGCGTCGATGAGCGACCAGCCAGAGCACGCGTCGAGTGCGAACTGCCGGATGATCGAGTCATAGGTGTCCGACTCGTAGAGCATGTCGGTCAGGCGGTCGAGATCGAAAGGCGGGGTCGCGTATTGGCCGAGGAGCGCTTCCTCGTACTGGCTCGGATCGGCGCGGGAGACGCGTCCGGGCGGGGCGTCGGCCTTCGACTGCGCGGCCTGGGTCGCGCGATGTGCGTCCCGGATCGTGCCCTGGGAGCGAAGCCCCATCAGCGGGAAGGACTTGGGGATGGTCGAGTATTGCTCGGTCCCGATCGAGCGGGTGGAGACCGATCGCGCTTCGAGTCCCGTCCCGGGGGCCGGGGCGAGGGAGATGGGCGGCAAAGTCGGCGAGGCGGGTGCCGTAATGGGCGCGGGCGCCGCGGAGGCGAGCCCTCGGGTGATCACTTGACTGCCTCCTTTGGGGGGAGCACGGCGTCCCAGGGGTCTATTTGGTCCCATCCGCCAGAGTCACAGCAGCCGCAGTGGTGCTCGTCTAATGCCGCGTAGATTGCCTCCGCCGCGATGCGGGCGCACGCTGCGATCCACTGACGCCAATCCTTGCCGTCGTTATAGGCGAACCTCATTGTCTCCGCCAGCCGCTGCTCAGCCGCTTCACGCGGTGTCATAGATCTGCCTCCTGCGGGCCGGCGTCCACGAGATAGGCCGCGATCCCGGCTCGCGCCTTCCACTCGGCCGACACGTCACGGATCGTCATCTGGAGCACCGTCTCCCTGATGCGATCATGGTCGATCGGGGCGCGCTCCAGCGATCGGCCATGCTCGAACCCTTGACCCGAGATCATGGCTAGTCCCGCCCGTGCTCTTTGCGCCAGAGCGGAAAGAGATCCGAGTAGACCCATTTCCCCATCGGGATCGCGACTGCGCTCAGATAACCATGCTCAAGGACTGCCGTGGTGTAGGGGTTGCTCGCCATCAGCCCTTCCTCATCGACTTCGATATTCCAACGCCATTGATGGAAGCCCCGCACGATCGTGACGTCAATCAGCGCCTTCATACCTCCTGCACCTCGTAGGCAGCGAAGCCATTATCTTCTGCTAGCCGCTGTTCAATCGCGTAGGCAATGCACACCGGGCAAAGGAGATTGTGCCTGCCCCGGATGGCTTTCCAAAGCGGCTCGGGCAGCATCACGTCTGCGCGGTAGCGCTGGCAGCAACCCTGGCAGAGCGTGCCTTGATCGCGAGGATCGGTCACGGTCCCGTCCTCCAGCCCGGCGCGGGCCCGGGGCCAGGGTGGACGAGAAGCCCGGCCAGGTCCATCGGCTCGACCGGAGCGCCCAGCCGGTCCCGATCCAGGGCTAGGATCTGGACGGCCGCCTCGCCTCCCCATATCGGTGTGAATCCTTGCGGGATCTGATCCTGGCGCTCGATCGCCTCCGGCACCCCTAGCGCGAATCGTGGCGTGGCTATCTGGACGATGAAGGCACGCGCGAGCCGCATATCCCTGGCTGGATTGCTCGCCCCGTTCGGCTCGCCTAGATCCCGCGTCACGCCGTTCTCGTCCGTCCAGGCCCCGACCGGCTTCACCTTCCGGTATTGCTCGATCGCGACCACGAGATCTACGGCCGCGCGCCCGAGAGCCGCCCGGGCCTCGTCCTCGGAAGGCCTCACCTGGCCGCCACGGGGTCGGGGCGCCGCTCCCCCGGGGTCGGCGTCGTGTACTGGTAGGGCTCTGGCTCGGCCTTCACCGCCGACGCCTGGGCAATCTGCGCCACCATCGCCTCGAGCCGCGCCAGACGGTCATCTCCCGGGGCCCCAGGAGCAAGCGGGGAGCGCGTCGCGGCCGGCGGCAGGGTGCCCGTCACCACGGGGCCGCCGAGCAATGCCTCTTGCGCGTCAGCGTAGGTCAGGAGATCCCGCCCGATCTTCCGGCAGGTCGCGACCTCCGAGGGGCCCGTAGCCGCCGTGAGCGGCAGCCAGATCACGGCCGGCGGGTTGTCGGAGAATATGGGCGTGATCCCGAGCCGGGCAAAGAGGTCGTACCAGAACGCGAACTGCTGGGCCTTCTGCTCGATCGAGAGGCTATCGGGTAGGGGTGGCATCCGTGGGTTCTCCTCACGTCTCAAAGACATGGCCGCACTTGGGACACGTCACGACCTTCGACCCGGCGCTGGCAGGCTGGCCATCCTGGCCGCTGTCGTCATCGGGTAGCTCGATCTTCCCAACCTGGATCTCATCATAGCGTAGCTCGGCGAAGAGATCAGGGGGGAGAGCGGTTTCCAAGAGGCTCACGAGCCCAAGCACGTCCGGCGTGAACTCGCCCGTGATCGCCGGATTGTTGAGGGCCAGGTTGAGCGCCTTCTCGCGGGTTTCATCGAGGTCCACGACCACGACCGGCGTCTCCTGGACCCCCATCTCTGAGAGCGCTTGCAGGCGTTGGTGGCCGCCGACAACCCGGGAGGTCTGACGGTTCCAGACGATGGGTTCTACGAGCCCGAACTCCTTGACCGAGCGCCGAAGCCCGGCCATTGCTTCGGGGTCGATCGTGCGCGGGTTGTAGGGCGCCGGATGGAGGTCAGACACCCGGCGTACCTGGATCGTCATACCGCCGAAGTCAACGGCGCCTGGCCCTGATTCGGCCAAGGCGGGAATGCTGGCGATCGCGGCCAGCATCTTGTCCCGGTCCTCATTCGAGCCCTTGATCGTGTGGATCATGGCTCAGTCTCATAGCTGAAGAGCTGATCATCGTCGCTCAACATGGAGAGCACTTTGTAGCCTGGCGGAACCTGCCACGTCGCCCTCACGGTCGTCCCGGCGATCGCATCGGCTACCGCATAGCGTTCGGCGAGATGCCGCACGACCCGCCCGCAGGCCGCATCCTCAAGTGATGCGAGCACGGCTATGATCCGGTTCATGGCGATGGCTTCGGGATCGTATCTCGGCCTACCCATCGGGACCATGCCTCCCCCAAAACCACATCACGACCGCGATCAGACCCACGAGCAAGAGCGCGCCGATCCCGACCCACATCGCCTAGTCCGAGCCGTACCGCTGGCGCAGAGATTCCTTGAGGTGCTCTAGCTCGGCCCTGATGTCGTCCTTGGAGACCGATCGCCCTGTCCTGTGACACGTCGCGACGATCATCGCCACCACATGATCGCCGACCTTATCCCACGATCCGCCGCTCATGCGATGGACGTTCGCGAGATGATGGCCGACGTCCCGCTCCAGTTGAAGGAACGACCCTTCCTTGGCGTCTTTGGTCTGGTCCATGCCGCTCCTAGGTCCAGCGGAGATTCCGGAACGCGATCTCCGGGGTGCCGCCGTAGTCGCCGAGATGATCCATGTTCCCGCAGCTCACCGAGTAGGGATTGGTCGTCTGCGAGTGCACCGTGACGATCTTCTCCCGCGATTGGCCGTCGGCCGTGAACCGCATCCACATCTTGTCCGCCGCCCGCCGCTCCCATTCGAGCGCAATCGCGATCCACTTCCCGACCCCGGCGTTAGGGATCCCCGTGTCCCAGATGTCCACCACGGCATCGAGTCCGCCGTTCCGGATATACCAGCGGTTGCCGTTGCCGTCGAGGTTGTAGGTATGGATCTTCCACTTCGACTGTGAGCTGATGATGTCCGGGCGGAACCAGCCTTGGAGGTAATTCGGGCTGAGCGCGCGCTCGCCCGACTGCGCCGTAAACAAGTGTCCGCCACCCCCGTCCTGCGGTATCTGGGCCGTGCGGTAGAAGACATCGATCGAGGCTTTGCCCCGCGCCTGCGGGCTCGTGGCAAATCGGCGGTAGCCGTTCGCGTTCGTGCCCATGACGCCGACCCCGTTGTTGTTCTCGCTCTTGAACTTCGGGGGCTCATCGATGCAGAACTTGTCCCACCAGCCGCTGCCGGCGAGGAAGCCAGCGAGACAGGTTCCGGGAACGGGCTCGGGCTCAGGCTCCGGGTCGGGACCTGGATCGGGCGGGGGTGTTACCGACTCGTTGAACGTCGCCTGAAAGCAATCGCTGATCTCGTTGAACTGCGACTCCGGGATTCCCTTGTCTTGCAGGCAGCGCTGGAACTCGGAGAAGAGCGCGAGCGTGATCGGCTTCCATGCCATGGGTTACTCCTTAACTCGGCGCTGGCAGAAAAGATGACGGCATGGGGGGCTCGTCCTGAACTTCGGCCGCAAGCTCGTAAGCTTCGTCAACCGCCGTTGCCGAGTGCCCCGTGAAGGCAATCCAGTGCTCAGGCCTCGTTCGGCTGGCAGCGACGAGCGCATACATGGCCTCAGTATCATCGGCGAGAACCGAGAGCACATCGACGCCCCCGGAAACGCCCCAGTCGTGCAATTCCTCAGCCCAGTTCAACTGCGCCTGCTCGCGGTAAAACCCCGCGCGTCCGACGCTGCCTGCGATCTGAATCACGACTTCGTCGCCCTCAAGTAGGATCCGCAACGGTGAAGGTCGCTCGGGGGAAGCGGCCGCGAACTTGGCGCCGAGCAGCTGGACGAACTTCCGGAACCGGCGTTCCCAGTAGGGCCACCAGTTCGCCGGGAACTCCGAGTAGGCCGGGCCGTCGTACCGAAACATCCAGTCGCGCGGGCGAGCAAACGAGAGATCCAGGAGCACGCCACTTAGGCCGAGGGCGCGGACTTCGTTCACGAGAGCGTCGGTGAGCCCGTCGAGCTTCCCGCCGTCGAGCGCATGCCAGTCGATCAACGGCCGGCCGTGGGCCCATGCCACCGCCTGCACACCGCTTGGGGTCTTCAACGGCGTGGTGAGCGCGTTCACGACGTCGAGCCAGGGGGCGCCCGTCGGGTTGCCCCATGCAGGATCCGGGCGGGTGAGCACCTGCGCGTAGAGGAAGCCGGACTTGGTAGCGGCGAGTTCGGTGGCGGCCGCGCGCAGGGCGGGGTCCTCCTGTCCCGATTGGAAGACAAAGCCGTCGAAGCGCGGCAGCGTCGGCACGCGGGCCCAGTCGGCCTTCTCTAAGTGCCTGAGAATCACCCGGATTCTGCTCCGACCGGTACGGCGTCGATTGCCCGCGCGAGCCGTTCGTTCATCACATCCTCGACCCGCTCCGAGCGATACCCGATCCACATCCTCGGCCCGAAGCTGTTTTCCGTTTCCGAGTTGTCCGGCCCCGCAGCGCGGATCGTCAGCGTGCTGTTTTCGGAGACTTCGAGGTAGCGGACGTGCTCGAACACCGCCGCCTCGGGCAGCTGCGCGAGCTGAACCGTGACTCTCATCATGTTGCCTGTCCTCCCGCGTCACCGTTGGCAGGCGGTGCTGGTACGAGGGAGAGCCCAGACCGTGCCGCGTCTGCGGCGGTCCCGGCCGTGTCCTCGCCGGGCAGCTTGTCCGAGATCGCGATCAGGAGGATGCGCGGGATCGGGCCGATCTCCACCCCCGGGGGCAAGCCTGCGGGCTGGATCCGGGGGGCCGGCTGGTCGCCGACGTACTGCCATTGGAAGGTAAACGGGCGGCCGAGATTGGCGAGGGCCCGGAGCTTCTGGATCAGGTCCTCGCCCCCCAGACAGGCCAGCACCTTGACGTCTGAGCCCGCGTGGACGAGCCAGGGGATCTCTTTCGGCGTGTCCATGCCGGGCACCATGCACGTTCACCCCATGCGGCGCAAGCGGAAAACTGGCCACGGGGCTACTGTGCTATAATCAAGGCATGATCTTCTCGCTGCACTTGTCCGAGCATGGCCACCCACAGGACTGCGCCCGCTGCCTCGAAGCTGCTAGGAACCGCGAGAAGTGCCGGGAGATGATCGTGCAGGCCGGCGTAGAGCTCGTTCAGATGCAGCTCCGGGCCGGCGCGCTGAATGACGGATGGCTTCCGGAACAGTGGCGATTGGAAGCCGAGATCATCGCCGACCAGCTCCTTTGGGAGGAGGAATGAGCGCCGCCCGGGACCTGGCGATAGCGCGCGCGGTGTTGGACTGGTGCAAGCTCGTCCAGGATGAGCATGGGCTAATCGGCAAGTTGACCGACGACAACCTGCGCGAGTGGATCGCCGCGGTAGATGCTTCGCTCGGGGTGCCCGGTGTAGCCGCGTCGGAGGTCGCAACTCCGGCGCCAGTAGCGGCCGAGCCCCCGAGCAAACTTCCGCCAGTCGATGGCGCAGCCGAACATGACCACTACATCTACGGGACACCCAAAAAGCACGCGGCCGAGCCCCCGAGCGATCTTTACGGTGGCTTGTGCCAGCGATGCTACGAAATCGCCACCGGAGCAGCGGCGCTTTGCGTAGAAGAGGCCATGAGAATGGGCCAGCGCGAGGCCAAGCGCGAGGCGGTGGGGCTGCTGCGGAACTTGCTGGACTACATCGTTAC